AATAATCTTTGCAAGCTGCATCTAAAAACTTCTTTATGTTTTTAAATTCTTTCCTGTTTAAAATGTAATTATCTTTTGTATTAATATTTCCTTCATTTTTACTACAATGATTTTTTTGTTTCTCTACAAATTGTAGTTCTTGTTTGGTAAATGGTCTATCCATATTTGTCATATAGATAGGAGTTGGAAATAGATTATTTATTGTAGGTTCTTTCATTAATAACACCAAGATACAAAAGAGTACCTTATTCCTTTCTTCACTGGTTTAACTAAATGGGGGTATAAAAATACAGATGGAAATATAATTAAATCTCCAGCTTTGAATTTGATTTCATAATTATCAAACATAATAAATTCTCCACCTTCATAATCATCATTTAAAACAGCTACAATACTTAAAATTGGAATACCTCTTCTCTCTCCTGTAAATAAAGATTGAATGTGGTCTTGATGCTTGGACATTATTTGACCTTTTTTATATCTGTTAAATCTTATTGGAGTAAATCCTTTCCAACCTTGAAAAGTATCTCCACCTAATTTTTCTATTACAATATATTTTTCTAGTGCTTTCCAAGTTAATTCATGTAACTCTTTTAAATAAGTTAAATTAGTTCCATAACAGACATCGAGTTCTTTATCTGCGTTTTTTGATTTTTTTTCAAAAGTTTTTGAATTTGTGTAAGTATGTCTTTCCCAAGTATTATTATCAGAGAGTTCTTTTATAGATTGATCTATAATATTTTGAGGAATCCATTTATCTAAATGTAATATATAATCTTTTAAACTTTCTTTCATACCATCTTTTTTAATAATACTTATAGAGTATTATTAGGAATTGTCAACTAGATCCCAAGTTTAATTTTAACATCTTTATATATCTAAATTTGAATATTGTTTAATAATATTAGTTGGTAAATAATCTTCTAATTTATAATGATTTTGCTCAATTTTATTAGTTCTAATAGTGTGTAAATTAAATGGTAATACATTATCATCATAAGAAATACCATTTATATTAAATTGTTTAAGATTATTTGTATCTATATTTTCAAATTTGACTTCTAAATAATTAAATATTTTTTTAAGTGTGTCAGTTGTATTGGTTACTAAATCTTTATAATAAATAATAATATGATCTTCTTTGTTTTGAATAATATTTTTTATACTCCATAATGATTTACCAATAATATCTTCTTTATTTAAAAGCTGATTACATCTTAATTCAACATTAATTGGTTTTTCAATTCTTATAAATGAAGCAAGGCATTCTAATACTGGTCTATACAAAATAATAAATTTAGGTTTTTTAATTATTGATTTTAATAAATTTAGATTATTAGGAGTTCCCCAAATACCTCTAGTAATAATATTATTTACATTCCAATTTTTGTAATAATTATCAAATATATTTTTAATAATATTATTGTAAGAGTTGTGATCTGAAAAATTTTTAAATAATTCCTGTTGTTTAATTAAATATAATTGATAAATAATTTCAGGTAATATTGAATTAGCTGTTAATTTAATATCTTTAGATTGATTTAATATTGAACCTAATAGTGTATTTCCAGCTCTAGGTAAGCTACACAAAAAATAATATTCTTTCATTCTTTTGAATGAATACTAAATACTTATAAAGTTGTCAAATCCCAAATTTGATTTGTTTCATTCCAACTCCAAACTTGATTTTCTTCTAAATCATCTCTATTTGGTTTAGGTGTTGGTGCTTCCCATAGACAAGTGGTTTCGTTTAATGTCCAAGATGGATAAGGTTTAGGTGGAATAAAAGCATCTCTATCTTCATCATAAGTATAACCCACTGAAGCATGATTTTTTCTTAAAGGAGTTCCACCATTATCATGCACTCCACCATGAGTATTGTAAGATGTTTGTTTCCAAATTGCCCAACCTGTTAAATTAGTTAAAAAATTTATTCCAATATTTTCTTGTTCTACACCATTAGCATCATGTAAAACTTCATTATTAACTGATTGAACTTCAATCACTTTTCCATTTAATCCTATTTTTGCAAAACTAGCCATTATGCTGTATAACTCCCTGATCCGTTAAATTGCATTATTGTATTACTACCACTTGTTGTAACTGTTGGAGAACCTGTTGTTGTACCTGAGTAATCAGCAGTTGGAACACTAATAATTACTACACCTTTTCCACCTGCTGCACCAGCTTTAGGAGAACCTCCTGGTCCACCATCAACACCACCTCCACCACCTCCTGTATTAGCAGTTCCTGCTGTAGGAGGAGTTGAATCTATACCACCATTACCACCTCCACCAGTACCACCAGTACCAGCACTATTAGTTCCTGGTCCATCAGCACCTCCACCTCCTCCAGCATAAGTTACTGAAGAACCTGTTATTGAAGAAGCTGAACCATTACCACCATTACCACCAGCAGCAGTAGTGTCCTGTCCAACAGCACCAGCACCACCTCCACCACCTCCACCACCTGCACTTGGACTTGTGTTAGTACCTCCATCATTACCTTGACTTGGAGTTGTTGCTGGAGTGTTACCAGCACCTCTTCCAGTATTAATATTATATCCTGAACCTCCTCCACCAGAACCACCATTTAAACCTTCAGAGGTAGGAGTTCCACCACTAGAACCCCCTCCACCTCCACCAGCAGAAGTTATTGTTGTAATACCTGCACCTGAAATTGAAGAATCTGAACCATTACTACCTCTAACATCTATTGTAGAACCTCCAGCACCACCATCTCCTACTGTAACTGTATAAGTACTTCCTACAGTTAAATTTTGTGTTGATGTTCTAAATCCACCAGCTCCACCACCTGCAGAATAATATGCTCCACCTCCACCCCCACCTCCAGCAACAATTAACATATCTGCTGAATAAGATTGTGGAGTTTCTAAACTTACATCATCATCTGTAGTTGGAATCCAACCTTGTGTTGCACCTGAATAAACTATTCTAACATGTTGACCATCAGTATTATATTCTGGGTTTGGTGATGAGTTTCCTTGATAGTTTAAACTATTAGGATTTATTGTGATTGCGTTAGTATTCCATGTTCTAGCATAGTCAACAAATTCTATAGTATCTCCAACACTTGCTGATGCTGGAAGTGTAACAGTACAAGCATTTGAAGTTGTGTCAATCCAATAACCATTTCCAGCTACTGCTGATAAAGTTGTTCCTGTAACAATTGTTGATTGCCATTGAATACCACCTCCTACAAATTCTGCACCTGCAGCAACTTGTACAGTATCCCCAGATTTACCGATAGTAATAGTATTAGCATTTTCGTTGATAATATTATTACCGTCTTGGTCCTGAATTGTATCTACTTTAATTATACTAGCCATATTATACTAAATCCCATGTTTGGTTTGTTTCGTTCCAAGTGTAATAATTATTATTATCAATTTGTTCTTGTGTCAATGTCGGCATAGGTACAGGTGGATCCCATAGACAAGTTGTTTCGTTTAGTGTCCAACTATTATAAGGTTTAGGTGGTATAAAAGCATCTCTATCTTCATCATAAGTAAAACCTATTCCAGCAAAATTTTTTCTTATATTTGCATTGTAAGAAGTTTGTTTCCAAATTGCCCAACCATGTAAATTTGTTAAAAATCTAATTCCATTAACTTCTTGTTCAACACCATCAGCATCTAACAATTCATTGTTATGAACTGAATGAACTGATATTACTTTATTGTTTAATCCTATTTTTGCAAAATGAGCCATAATTTTTATGCGGTATAAGTACCATCTCCTGTAAATTTAATAATTGTATCTGTGCCATCAGTTGTAACTGTTGGACTTCCTGTCGTTGTACCAGAATAACTTGCTGTTGGTACTCTTAAAATAACTACACCACTTCCTCCAGCACCAACTGCAGTTAAAACTGCACTAGGGTATGCAGTTAATGCACCACCACCTGATCCTCCACCTGTATTAGCAGTTCCATCTGATGGAGTACTTCCAGAACTACCAGCAGTTCCACCACCTGATCCTCCTGAACCAGCACTTACAGGGTATCTACCATCAATTCCCCCTCCACCTCCACCAGCATAAGTTACTGCTGAACCTGTTATTGAATTTGATGTACCATTACCACCAGCACCAGAACTACCTCCAGCATTACTACCTACAGTACTATCTGCACCTACTGCACCAGCACCACCTCCACCACCAGCAACATGTTCACCATAACTACTTCCACCATTATTTCCTTGTGATGGAGTTGTACTAGGAGTATTTCCTACACCCCCACTAGTACCAGATGGAGCATTATTATTATTTCCAGCACCTCCACCTGAACCACCATCTAAACCAGCACCTCCAGAACCTGTTCCACCTCCACCACCACCTGAAGCAGTTACAGTAGTAATTCCTGAACCAGATAAAACACTATCACTTCCATTATTACCTGATATACCAGGTGATCCACCAGCAATACTAGCACCACCACCACCTACAGTTGCTGTATATACCTGTCCACCTGTTAATGTTATAGCAGTTCCACCATAATTTGTTAAATAACCACCAGCACCTCCTCCTCCTCCAGCTGCAGCTTTACCACCACTTCCACCACCAGCTACTACTAAATATTCTGCTGAATAAGTTTGTGGAGTTTCTAAAGTAACATCATCGTCTACTGTTGGAATCCAACCTTGTGTTGCACCAGAGTATACTATTCTAACATGTTGACCATTAACATTATAAACTGGGTTTGGTGATGAGTTTCCTTGATAGTTTAAACTATTTGGATTTAATGTAAGGTTATTTGTTGCCCATGTTCTTGCGTAGTCTGTAAATTCGATTTCGTCACCTACTGAAGCGGATGCAGGAAGTGTAACTGTAATGGCTGCACTTGTTGTATTGATCCAATAGCCTTCACCAGCTACTGCAGTGAAAGCTGAAGTTTTAATATCTGATTGCCATGCTAAACCTGCTCCTTCTAAAGTAGCTCCAGATGCAACACTAACTGTGTCTCCTGAAGCTCCTAATGTAACAGTAGTTCCTGATTTAGAAATAATTACATTTCCAGAACTATCTTTAATAGCTCCTGGAGTAACATTAATACTGTCTCCAGATTCACCAAGAGTGACTGTTGTACCAGATTGAGGTGCTATTGTGTTCGTTCCATCTATAAGCATCTCTTATAGCAGTTCCATCTTCTTTTGTTAAATTATTAATATATGTTTCTGGTGCATCACCGATTGGCGATTGCCAAACATAAGCTGGTTTAACTAGTACCCAAGAGGGATAAGGTTTAGGAGCTATAAAAGCGTCATCTTTTAAAGAATATGTATATCCTATTCCACCAAAATTTTTTCTAGTTCCATCTTTAAATGTTTGTACCCAATTTGCTTCTAACTCATTGTGTAAATTTCTTAAATATTCTACACCAGCTTGTTCAGTTGTAACTATGTTGTCAGAAACTTTAACAACTTTTGAAACTTTAAAATTTTCTATTTTACAAAAATATGCCATTATGCTGTATAACTCCCTGATCCTGTAAATGTTAAAACTGTATCTGTTCCATCTGTACCAACTGTTGGACTTCCTGTTGTTGTACCTGTGTAATCTGCTGTTGCTAGTCTTAAAATTACTATTCCATCTGCACCATCTGATGCTAAAGCTGGTGAATCAGAACCATCTCCACCATCTCCTGTACCATCTGTTTTTGTAACTGCTGGGTTTTTACTTCCATCTCCACCAACACCTCTTGTTACAGCACTTCCTGTTATTGACGAAGATAAACCTGCACCACCTGCTTGTGGTCTACCAACAGCAGGACTATAATCTTCTCCTGCACCACCAGCACCACCACCTCCTGCAGAAGCATTAGCATTAGTTGTTATATTTCCTCCATCAAAACCTTGATTAGCTGTTCCAGAACCACCAGTTGCAGAAGGTAAATTACCATCAGCAGCACCACCACCAGAACCACCATCTCCACCATTTGACCCAGTACTAGGAGAAGCTCCTGCTCCAAAACCTCCACCTGTAGATGTAACTGAAACTCCAGTACCAGTTATAGAACTATCATTTCCATTTGTTCCATTAGCTCCAGCACCACCTGCACTACCACCAGTACCAACTGTTACTGTTAAAACTGTTCCAGGATCTACTGATAAAGGTGTTTCTGTAGATGAATTTCTACCAGAAGTTTCTGATGCATAAGAATTTCTATAACCACCAGCTCCACCACCAGCTCCCCAATATCCAGAATTTCCACTTCCACCACCTCCACCTCCAGCGATAACTAAATATTCAATATTAATTGTTTGTGGAGTTCCTAAAGCTACAGGATCATCATTAGTTGGAATCCAACCTTGTGTTGCTCCTGAATAAACTATTTTTAAATGTTGTCCTTCAGTAGAAAGAGTAGGGTTAGGCGAAGTATTACCTTGATAATTTAAACTGTTTGTATTGATTGTAACATTATTTGTTTGCCATGTTCTTGCGTAATCCGCAAATTCGATTGTGTCACCTACTGAAGCAGAGGCAGGTAAAGTTACAGTACAAGCATTTGATGTTGTATCAATCCAATATCCATTACCAGCAACAGCA